AGCTCACTAACAACGCCGCTAATCGTTACTTCTAGATCCCATTTGTATTCCGTCGTAGTAGATAACGCCGCAGTCTCTGAGCTTGTTAGGCCGATAGAGAAAGTACCGGTAGCCGCGTTAACAATTGCCGTTGTAAACGTAGCCGCTAGCGTGCCCGATACCGTACGGATTTGAGCCGCGAAGGTATAGCCGCTTATATTCGTTGTAGCTCCGTTTACTTTGTATGTTAACGTCCGCGCAAATGCAGCCCCTTTACGGAGTTGCAAATCTACGCGAGCACCTGTATTTGATAGCGTTATCATCTCTACCTTTTCATGAGATCACCACGAGGGCCGTAGCCCCCGTAGTCATGTCACTTTAGACGATCACGTTAGCAGCCAAGCCGCGCTCGGTAGCGTCATCAGATGTTGCATTGCCGTTGTAGAGTTCAGCAATGCAGGCACCGAATGTACCGGCAGAGCCATCACCAGCTGTAGCAACAACATCCAGATAACGCTTGCGGCCCTTCAGGTCAATGAAGAATCCGAAGATCTTGTTATCGTCCGTTGCTGTTGGAAGTGCTGGAGCGCCTGTTGCGCCGTATACAGCACCAGTAATATCAGCGGCTCCGCTCATGCCTGAATCGTCAGACTCTTGCACCTTGAGAGCGGTCATTGCAATATCAGTTGCACCAAGCGAAAAGTAGATAGCTACCTTGTTAAAGCCCAGCGTGTCGATGGTGGTTGTAGCGAACGACGCATTGTCCACGATAGCGGCAGGCGGCGTTACGTTTACAACCTTTACGTTTTGTAGGTTATTCATTCTGGGTTACTCCTTATGCGTTCTTTGTTACAAGAGCTGCGAGCGCGCCGCGTTGGCGTGCCGATGCTGTTGCTGATCCGTTACCGATGGTCCACCAGTTTACGCCGTAGCGAGCCGTGGACTTGTGGTATTGCGTATCTGTCAGGAAGCCTACTTCTTGTGAGCTTGTGATTGAGAGACCGCGACGATCGCCAAACAAACCGGCTTGTGCAGCATCACCGTAGAACAGTACAAACTGGCTGTTCTCGGCTGTAAGAAGCGGCGTGTAAAGTTCATCTGTGACGCCACCCTCTGCACCGTTGAAGAACTGACGCGTTACGCCGTCTACAATCTGCGTTGCTGTGTTACCGCCTACTGCTTGGATCAGAGGAACGATTGTGCCGTACCATACTTGCGACGAAACGTAGAAGCGGTTATTCATTCCGGGGAATGTAGCAACCTTTGCCTGCGTCTTGATGATGTCCGACAGTGTGATAGAGGCAAGCGTTGCGCCGGTTGCAACTTGCACGCCCGCTGCGTATACCTTGTTAGCATCTGTTGACCATGTACCGCCCGCATCTGTTACGAGCTTTTTGAATGATTCATTCAAACCTACAAGGCCGTTGTACGTTGATGTACCATCGCCAAGAAAAGCTACCTTGTCCTCTTGTACAGCGTGTGCGTAGCCGTGATCCTTAGCAATCTCTTCTGCGATTGCTGCGTATGAATCTTCGCCAAGCTCGATTGTGTTCTGTGTAAGAGCACCGAACTTCTTGGCTGTCAGTTGTACGCCACTGAACTGCACATCTGATGCTGTGTAGCTCTGGCCTTCGCCAAGTGCATATACAGTCGTGCCGCCAACGTTGCGATTGACGGTACGTGTTTCGCTGTTCATAGATACTACGTCCATGATACCACGAGCTACGCCGCGCTCTTCGCGGTAATACAGGATAGCTTGATCCAGTTCGTCAACAACAGTCAAACCGCCGAGCGAGTTGCTCGTTGTTGCCATTGTCTTCTGCATTGGTACGCCGTTATCCTTGCACCATTGTGCCGAGCTAGCATCGCCAAGGTAAGCTGCGATTTGGCGTCCTGCCTTGTATGCCGCAGATCCTGCTTCGCTGCCGAACTGCTTAAATGCCTTGCCACGGTAGTGCTGGCCTGTGATCTTTGCGCCTTCTGCAACGAAACCAGAAGGAACCGGAGCCGCTGTCTTAAGTGCGTTAAGATCTGAAGCGTTCTTTGTCTTCATATCGTTAAGCGCCTTCTTTTGTTGAATGATTGTCATGATGCGAGCGAGCTTGGCTTGTGCCTTTGCTGCGTTTTCTACGGCTGCCGATACCTCTTCAACTTCGGCTGTTTCATCAGATGCTTCTGCTAGAAGCGCCGCGATCTGTTCGCGGATTGTTGCTACTTCGGCGGCCATCGCTTCCGGTGTCTCAAACGTACCGGCGAGAACGGCATCCAAAGCGGCGAGGATTTCTTCCCACGTCATTAGATTATCTCCATTGTGTTTATTGTTTGCATAAGCGATAGGAGCTGCTTGCGCTTTAACTCCTTGTCGTCTGCCTTTGGTATTGGGTCTGTCTCTGCATGAAGCTGATACAGATTTTTCGACACGTCTTTCAATTGATCGGCAAGTGAAAGAATCATGCCTCGGATTCGAGAGTTAAGCACACGGCCCGCTTTACTACGCATATCCGCGTATGCTTTGGCGTGCTCTTCTGATTGCTTGATAAGCGTAGCCGCTACATCTAGCTTTTCTTCTAACGTCATAGCTTTAACATTACTTGTCATGGTCATTGGGTTTGCCCCTACCGTAACCGGTGACCATTCGATTATGTTTAGTTTGTTGAGTTCTTTTGTACCATCTGCAAGCGGCGTTGTCTCCACCTCTTCATATCCAAAGCTGTACTCATCAACGCTACCGAACTTGATATGCTCGTATGCGTCTTTGCCGTCGGTAGTGTTAAGGTTAAACAGGCCCTTCACATATAGCGCACCGTTATCGCGCAGACGCTCTGGCAGACGTGCATCACCGGCTGGTATCTCTTCTGCTAGCACCGTCTTCCCAATCGGTCGCTGCATATCGTGTTGCCATACCATCTTTGGTAGCTTTGCTTCTATGCTTTCCTTGAATGCGCCGTAAATAACACGATCGCCGTATGAATCGACATTGCCGAAAACGCTTACGAACGCTTCGACGCTGCCCTCTTCATCGGCCTTAAATTCTACTGGTAAACTTTTGTATTTCATTATAGACTACCCAATCTTGATTTACGCACCGGGCGCAACGTGCATCTGCAATTCGCCGCTTCGCCAACGTCTCCCAATCCCGGCCCTTCGCCCGCACCGTCTACGTACTTGTCAAACGTTTCGCCCTCTTCTATCCATTTGCCGTCCAATTCTTCATGTGTTTCGCGTACGATATCATCACGTTGCGATAGCCATACTTGCACGACCTTACGTCCGGGATCAGTCTCGCGTGCGTTAACGCGCTTAACAGTTGCACGTTGCACTACGCTTGTCTGCGCTTTGCAGGTTGTCGTAGCTATCATCTTCGCGCGGGACTCTTTCATGGTAGAGAACTTTTCGCGGAGCGCCTTTTGCACATCTTGCGCGGGCTTGCCTGCGTTAGCTTCTAATACGCGCGCTACGTCTTTGCGTGTGGTCTCTGCGCTCTCCGTCATGTTCTTAGTCATCTGACGGATTTGCTCATCGCGGATTTGATCGGTAAACGATTGCACCATTGTCAAATCGCCGTCTAACGACGTCATGACCATTTCCATAATGCGTTGGCGCAATGCTTCCTGCGTAATCGCATTGTCGCGCATGAACTTGGATACAGCCGTTTTCAATATTGCATCATTCAACACCTTTGCAACGTCAAACGATATAGTACGCGTTGCGCCCTCTTCCTGCTTGTACCCAGCTTTGCTTTTTGCCGCTTTTAATACTTCGCGTTCCAACGTTGCGAACATTGCCGCTACGTCTTCCTGCGTTGGCTCTATTGCTTTCTTTACCGCGTCTTCCTGAGCTTGCCAATACTTTACCGCTTCCGGCTCATGCCACTTGATGCGCTGTCCTTCTACGGATTCAATGATATCGGATTCGCCCTTTGCTTCTGGCTCATCCGCAGCAAACGCCCCAAAGCCGCCTGCCTGCGGTACGACTTCATACGAGTATTTGTCGCCGTCCTCTACTGGCTCAAAGCCCAATTTGGCGCGGCTCTCATTAAGCGTGATTAGGTTCGCGTTAAACTCCGCAATAACAGGATAGATAACCGCGTCAACGTCCGGCTGCAATGCTTGTACCTGTCCTAAATCAAACTGCAATTGAACGTCTGGGAATTCCTTGCGGAGTCCAGATTCCAGTTGCTCTTCTAGCGCATTCCAGAATGGTACGCGCGTTAGCGTCGTAAACTCTTGATATGCGCTAGCTAGGTTGTTGTACGTACTTCGCGCTAGCCCTGCGCTCGTGAGCACTACCGCCGGATGGATGCGGAATGCGCCGCATATCGAAGTCTCAAGTTCTTGTATCGTCTCGATAGCTTGTAGCTTCT